AGTAATGGTTCCCACCATGATTGTCCATCATCATCCATTTGCTGTACCTTTGCTTCTGCTTCCTCTAATGAGTTTGCTTCAACATCATGCACATAGTATTCTTCTCGTTTGGCGAAGACTCTGTAACTTGTCACTAGATTAACCTCCAAATTCGTTGAGTTGTTTAGGATACTGTTGTGTTATATTATCAACTAACTCATCATAGAGTTCATCATCATAGTTATTAATTTCTTCTTCTAATTCAATACTGCTGCAACTCTCATAGTATTCAGTCATTTGATCTGTTACTATTGCAACTAATGTTTTAATGTCCATGCCATCAACAAGTATTTCAATAAACTGTGATGCAACTTCTCTCTCTTGATCTCTAGTTAGTTTACTTGACATTAGAAACCTCCTTTGTTGATACACATAGTGCATAGATGTTGAATAGTTCTTGAATCTCTTCGTGAGAGTGCTGAGTGAAATCGTCCCACTCACTTACATAATCCACATTTGCGTGGTCTGGAGTGTCATCAAGGTATGATGGGCATGACCTTAGATCATTATGCTCATCTACCCAGAAATGTCTTCCAAATGTTTCTGACTGGTACATTAAGAATGTTTTGTGAGTACATTGTTAATATAGCAGTCCGTGGACACTATTCAATATTCCGTGTGACAGTTTATCAACTGGTCACTACTTGCTCTTGGTTTCTATATCATACTCTATGATGATTTTCTTAGATGATCTCCCAACACTATTGAGAGTCTCTGTTCTCTCTACTGTACCTTCTAAGCACGCTGCTATCTGAAGTACTTCAGAGATTAGTTCACCTCTATCCATTCGTATGAATTGATCTTCGCTATGCGTCATGTTTTAATTCCTTCCAGTTTGCATACATTTGTCCAAATAACATTCCCTCGTTTGACCTGAGTTCAGATCCCTTAAGTATTTCTCTTTGTCTCTCTGATAGTTTGACATTCATTGAGAGATATTCCTTCTCCCAGTTCTTTATCTCTTCAGTCGTTGGTTTCATTGTATTGTGAAATAATAATGTCTTGAGTGCTTGCGTTTGATACTTGAAAAGGTTTATGAATATCAAACTCTCCTTCATGCAGTTGTTTTGCAATCATTGAGAGTAATTCCTCAGTTTGTTCAGTCATTGGGATTATGTTCCCTTCATCTGACTTGTCAAGAGTCCAATGTGATTTTTTCATTGTCTATGAGAATAAGTTTTAAAATGTATATTGGTATAATAGCGAGCGAACCTCCGAGCAAAGTGAAACCCACATAAACACCGAGATCAATTAGTGTATTCATAATAGTATAGCACCAATCACAAATCCTTTGGCGAAAGCGAGACACAACATCTGATAGTCTGTTAGTTTAAACTTATCTTGTATCTTCTTTGCCATTGCCTTATCCCAGTCTTTGATCTTAATAAGACCTTCCTTAAGATTTAAATTCCACATAGTTACCCTAGAATAGTTTCAGTTGATTTACCTTTGAAATACTTATTTAACACATCAATTTGATCCTGATACTTAGCGATCATATTTAATTCTTCTTCTATTGCTTCAACAACATTGGAATGTTCTCCAATACCAACTGGTGAAGTAAGATATACTTCAACATTTGCTTTGTGCTTTGCAATGTCTCCTTGAGCATGTGCTAGGAGTGCTTTAATTAGTGTTTCTCTCATAGTTACAAATGATACCATTAACAGTATATAGGATGTTAATTTTAATGTTGATAATGTGTTAAATTGATGACAATATTATAAATAGTAGTAGAATTTGAGAGGTAGTCAAATGAAGCGAAACTCACTACATTATGTTGTCCAACGTATCAATTCAAGGTAAAGAATAATGCACAATATCTTATCACACAATCAAATGACATCATGGGGTCATAGTTATAGCACTTTTGCTATTAGTCAAGATGACGAGAAACTAGATGACTATTATGAATGTCTGATAGAATGTGAAGACGATCAGAGTGCATGTAAACGTGTATGTAGAGAGATTCTAACTGAATCTATCTAGAGACAATTAAACAACTGTCACAAGACCTCTAGGCAATCGCTTAGAGGTCTTTTATATTGTCATCAGTTCCACCAGTTCCTCTTGTGAATTCATATTCCTTTGGATCTGATCTAATTTCTACATCAATAGCATCAAATATCCTATGCAATGATCTTGCATAAGATCTGTATCCACTACCAACATAGAATTGACCTGCAACAACACTAATAGTAGCAATGCCCCAGAATAAGTAATAGAATCTTGACTTAACTTGATGTCTTAGTTTTTCTTTCCTTTTTTTGGTCATAATATTTCAATAGGTTAAATTCAGACTCTTTTAATTTGAGTCGTTCAAGGTGCTTTCTTGCATCAATTATATCCCTGAACCATGCACGATTGAAAGCATCTTTAGTTGTTGGTTCAAGGTAGATAGGAAACATTAGATGAGGAAAGTATTCTTTCTTCCTACTAAACTTTGCTTCTATCTTATCATAATTGATTCGTTTTGTTGTCTTACGTTTACGAGTTGACGTTAATTTCTTAGCATTACTATCGAAATTACGTTGTGTCTTTGCCATGTGCTTTGTCTAGTAATACACGAAGTTGGTCTATTCTTTGAAGTAGTTCTTCTGCCTTGGCATGATCTGATTTGTTGAAAGCATTCATGTAATCTAAAATTAATTCTTTCAACTCGCTATTCTCGAACTTCTTCATATAATCCTTTGAGTTCATCTTCATTGAAATAAAGAGTTGTCTCAGTATTTACACTATCTGGATCTAACCACTCGAACCATTCATCCGCAAATGCCAATGCGGAATCTGCGGAATTGGTTGCTATTAATAGTGAAAATCGGTCACAAACCCAATGATGTAAAGCGGTGCGTTGTGCGGAAATCATTGATCGTTAGTAAACTCTACATTCAATTTGGCATCTGCTAATGCACCTACCATATTCCATGCAGTTTCACCTGATACCATGTTCTCATCACAAAAATACTCTACAGTATCCTCAAGTATTTCCTTGAGTTCTACGAGTTGTGATGCTCTTTCATTAGAAATGTTCATCTTCTTACCAGAGTAAGGTCATTAGTCAAATGATTGTATGAATAAAATGACAACTCACTAGGTAATACTTCTTCTATTGCTTTACAGAACTCAAGTGTAAAGAAAGACTGGTATCTCCAGAATTTCTTCTCCTCATCAGAATGAGGTTCTGCACTTGTCTTAACTTTAATAGTGTACTGTTTAGAATCCTCTAACTTAATTTCAGATAGAAGTTCTTTAACATGAGCAACAATCATAGGTGCTGCTTTCTGTGCCTTGAGTTTAGTTAATCTAGGAAGATTTGTCATTAGAATGATGCAATGGAATTAGTATAGCATGAAAAATGGGTGAAGTCAATATGACGACACCCGATTGAATTTACCTCATATATAAATATCCTCCTGCCCAGTCACAAGTTAGTAAGCATTGTTCTCTTGAAGATCTTTCAAGTAAATTGTATCTTACATGCTTTGCTGGTGACTTCCATGATGCTGGTTTATAAACATCACCAGTCTCTTTATCAACAAATGCGTGAACACTTCCATCCTTGTACTCATTACGATCTTGAAATGTATCGTAGTCTTGTTGAATGATCTTGAAATACTTCCTACCTGATTCAACTCTGAATCTCATCAAGTTAGCAGTACCGTTGTCCATAGCATCCAACTGCTCTTGAGCATACTTGGATAAATCTTTCCTACCATCAGCGAATCTCGCTGCATTGCCTTCAATCATTCTTCTATGGTATCCTCTGTACTGTAATGCTAGTGCATCACATAGTTGGTCAACATACTTGCTGACTGTTTCAGTTTCGGAAACGAATAATGTTTTAGGCATTTGGACTTTGTAATATGGTGGGGGAAACAAATAGAGGACGATTCCTTGTGTATGATTACCCTTTCATCATGTGTCTGCTTCTATTAGACTTAAAGGACGTAATTTCTCTGCTGAACAGAGACAACCATAGATCCTTGCTGTTGTCAGACTAGAAAGGAACCTCATTTGTTTCCCATACCATTATTATACATCCGTTGGTGGTGTTGTCTGGGATGACTGTGCCACTTTCTCAACTGGTTTTGATTTGCTGCTTTCCTGTGCCTTTGCCTTTATACTATCAATGGTCTTTAATGACCATGAATATATGTTCTTAGCAGTTGGTACAATTACATCTGTGGAAAATTCATCCCACTCATATAAATGGATCTGCCAACGTACCTTTGCATCTTCAATGTATTCACCTAGACTAATGTGAGTTTCATCAGGTCTATCAGTTGG